AGTTTTTCAATATCACCCTTTCCTTTACTTGTTACAAATACAGGAGCAGAAGGTTTTAATTTCTTTGCATTCTTGCCTGTTCCGTAATGACTTTTAGGTCTTGCAAATGAAAATATAATTTCTACTTCTACAGCTTGATCAATAATTTCTCCATCGTAATGATTTAATGCTGCTTCCTTTACATCTTGTCTCCAAGGTTTTACACGTTTACTATTTTCAATCATGATCCCATTCCCAACGTGTCTTTTACTTCCTTGAGGAGCAGGGATTCCTATTACAGGAATAAAAATTTCATTCATTAAATTTCAATATTTACCCATTTGATTTTATCTAAAGGACAGTGATAAAACTCTTGACTGACATTTTTATAGTTTCCACATTTCACTGTTCTTGTAAACCAATGGTCAAAAGTATTTGTCTTGACTATGGCAGCGTAAGTTCTTGTCTTATTTAAAATGTAATAACAACTAGGAGGATCAGGTAATGTTTTGTCATAAGAATGCTTTGCACAAACCATAAAGTTTTTAAACGGCCAATCTTGTGAGTTTGTAAATTCGGTAGTTAATCCTTTAACTTCAATCCTTACCCATTTTTCTTTTGTTTGTATAAATAAATCTCCATCATCTGCATATTCTTCATGATTAGAAGCAGTAGGAGAACATTTTTGTCCATTTATACGAATGGTATAACCATGATGATGGAAGTAATGAGCAACGATAAATAAAGCTTTTGTACTTTCTTTTAAATGTTCTTGAAATTTCTTATGATTTTCTGTCATTAGATAAAGAGAACGCCTTGAGGACTTGCTTCATAAGAAGCGTCATACCTCTTGTTATCACCTTTAGGATAAGCTTCAACCTTATAAGCTAGATTTTTCAACATTTGTTTCTTTACTTGTTTACCTCCTAAAAGATAAAAGTAACGATGTTTTCTTGCTCGATCTTCCATATAAAAATCATCACCATATTTTTCTCTTAATAACGTCACTTGTTTTATCCCTTCTTTTTTATCTGTTCTACCAAGACTGTCTGTGATAGAAGCACTATGTAAATTCAAACCTTTAATATGATAGTCAGGTCGTTTTGCACTTAGTCCTGTATAAATCCAATTCGTAGCTTGATATATATATCCATGATGATTTTGAGATGTATCTGCATAACTTACGATTACGTTAGGTTTTGGTAATTGCTTTAACGATTGAGAAACAAAAAAAGATAAAGCATTTCTATCTTCTCCTTCATTAATAACAAGTCGATTAAGTTCTAAAAAAGTATCTTGATATAAACCATTAAAAGCACCTTTAGTAAGAGCTGGAGACATTGGTCTACCAAAACTACACACTCCAACTAAAACAGAATTCTTATAAAGACCAAAGGCAAAAGAAGTTGAAGGGATTCGTTTTGCATAGTGTTTATGTAAAAACCATTCTTTGCATTCATGATTCTTAATTTTTAAAACTGTATATTTGCCATTCATTAGAAAGGAATCTCCTGCTTTTCTTCAAATATTTCCCATGCTTTATGCCATTCATCTAAGCATTCATCAACAGGTTGATCATCACCAATTGTTGTCTTATTAGGTTTAGCCCAAACTGTTTTACATACATCAACTTCTAATCCATGATGTATTTGTAGTGCCTCTACATAGCTTCCAAGTTGTGCATGAGTAGAGTACGTTCTGCCTGATTTGCTTTGAGATTTAAGGTCAATCAACATTAATCTTTTTGATTCATGGTCATAACCCAAAAGATCTAATTGACCTCCAACAGACTTTTTAAGATTACAGAGCATATATTCAACACACCAAGGTTCAAAGTTCTTCCAAAAAGGATTACTTAGCAATGGTTCAATCCATTCACTATATATTCCAAAATCAGGTTCAGGATCACCCAACATTTTTTGCTCTAATCCATAATGAACAGCTTTACCTCTTGCCTCCCATCCATCAGGCCCATAACGATAGCGTTCAATATTGGCTAAAGCTTCTGGTGTTTTGTTATTACATACCTGAGTTGTTGAATATAAGAGAGCTTCGTTTGTAGGTTCCCATATATATTTATGATCAGGTTCTTTCCGATAGATAGGTAAAGGATCAAGCCAAACAGAAGACCAAGGATCTTTACGTTTTAAAGCTTGAACGTGTATCCACTTTGCAAAAGGATTCATTTGTATCCCTTTAACTCATCAACCTGCTTTGCTATCCCATGAAGATAACCTAGGTCTTTCATTTTTGTATTCATGTCTTCCAATGAAGAGTTATGGATTGATACACCGTCTTCTTTTAGCTCATAAGCCGTAGGAAGTTGTTCAAGTGCTTCGGCTATCCTTTTCAAGCTAGAAAGCAAGGAATTTATTTCGTCTTGATTAAAATCAGTCATTTGTTGAATTAGTTAGTTGGGAAATCTTTAGGGTCGGTGAACTCTATTGATTCTTTAATTTCAGGAGGAGGAGTCTCCCTTGCTAAGTTTTTAAATCGAACACCTGTGTATCCTCTCGGATGTATATCAAGATGTTTGTTTGCTAAGTCGATGTTGTACTGACAACCTGCACTGATTTGATCTAAATCCTCTATCTCCCACATAGGAACTTTAGGGTTAGCAGGATTAGGAGTATGTAATCCTTTTTTAAGTCTGAGAGTAACTGAGCGAAGATTGCTAAATAGTGATTCCATTTTGATAACTCTTGATTGGTGCTTCTAATTTTTTATTCAATAAAACAAGAACAAATCGTTCTTCTACTGAATAAGGGTTAGTCATTGTGTACTTCCATTTCTTACCCATAATTTGATCTTTAAGTTTTTGGCATTCACTTAAGGAGTAAGAATCGATCAGTTTTAACCATTTAGACCTGAATTGAGGAGAGGTTGTTTTGCGTTCAGGGATTTTTACGCCATTCACTCGTTTATCCATCGACAAACCTCCCATTCTTAAACAGTCTTCCTGCTGGGTGATTGGTTACAGGTTCCTTATCAGCCTTCTGTGGTCTTCCAAAGGCTTCGTAGTTCTTTAGGGTAATACTTTGCCATTTATTCGCTATGCCCTCTTCTAGCTGATCTAAGACGGCACTCTGACCATGATTTGTATATATCCCACCCAATCCTTTAATGCCGATCAAAAGTTTAAAAGCATCTTCCGTATGAAATCCCTTTTTAACTGCCCAGAATTTAACGATTAAATCTTTACAAAACTCAAGTGATTTAGGAATGTATTCTGACTTAAAAATCCATTTTTTATTTTTTTCCTTATTTATTATATTCTCTACTTTACTAGTATAGAAAACCTCCCTTTCTTTCTCTTTTTTCTCTTTGTGTCGGTCGGTTTTCAGTTTACCATATGCGTCAAGCCCTAAATAAACATTCAATCCAACTCTAAGAAGGTAATTGCCCCAAGTTGTAGTGTCTGTAAAGATTTCTGGCATTTCATCTTTCATTTCTTGATACAACTTTGGTCGTATTCTTAGTGGCGTTGGTTCACTCATGATTGCTTGGTTGATACTTGAAGTATACTCTGTGTATTCTTTGATGAGTAGGAAGAAAAGAGGCTACTTATGAAATTGTAATATTTCTCATTCATCTATTTGCTTCCGATACTGCTTACAGAATTTGTGGCACACTTCCCAAGGTTCAGGTTTTATACCAAGAATTCCTACATAGCCCTTTATTCTATGAATCTCTTCATACAGGTAGGCTGCTTCTTTTTCAGTAAATTCAAATTTGATTAGTTTCTTTTTCATCATTCAACCTCCTCTTTTACATCTTCTCTTCTCCAAAACAATGGAATAGCAGTTAATCCTGTCATCCTTTCAAATTTATACATTGCTTGTTCGTTCTCTCCTCTAATAGTCCACATATAAAGACCTTTAGGCGTTTCATCTTCTTTCCAATCATTTACAGCAAATCCCCATTTCTTATATTTTTCTTCTACTTCTTTTTTGCCTTCATAATCCATTCCCCACATCACAGAAACTTTTGAGTCATAACAATGCTCTAAATCTTTTTCTGTAGGGTTTAAGTAGGAACCTTCTCTTACAAAGTCAGGCTCACCTAAACGTCTTACTAATTGATAGTACCTAGTTCGTACGTTAGCGATAGCGTGCATTATTTTTTACCTTCTTTTAGTGGAGAATCATCTATTACTAGATTTCTTATTTCTTCTTCAAGCTTTCCAATAAAATCATCTTCTAAATAATCACTAGGGTTATAATCCCAACCTTTTGCTTTCTTTTCTTCATGACTTAATCCATTCCATCCTTCTGTTTTTTCTAATTCTGCATTCTTAGCTATTCGATCTGTTTCTTCTTTTGTATATTCAGTTTCAAGTTTTTTTACATAAACATTATGTTCATCGTGAAGAAATCTAAGACCTTCTGCAAAGACTAAATATAAATAATCATTCAATTTACGATTTTCTGCTTTAGCTAATCTTTCAAGTAGGTTGTACTGATGATTTGTTAGTGGAAGTGAAAGTTTTTTCATGGTTTTGTAAATAAATTGGTTTGTAGGTTTGTTTTTTTAATCCGTTTTTGATAACTAGGATTTGCCTCAAAAGCAATCCAT